AGCCGAGGCTATAATTAATGCTAACCTAGCTTACACGAAGACTATAGGCCAATTTGGTGCTGCTGGTATACCAATGGCTGAAGCTGTTAGAGCATCTGGTTATGTCAGTGCTGGCCTGATCGCTGGTCAAGCTATTGCCTCGTTTGAAGGCGGCGGTATGACTGGCTCTGGCGTTAGGTCTGGCGGCATGGATGGTAAGGGTGGTCGATTGGCTATGGTTCACCCGAATGAGAAGATAACTGACCTGCACAAAGGGCAAGGTTCAAATAATGTTGTCAATGTTAACTTCTCTATCCACGCAAACGACACCAAAGGATTTGACGCGCTGCTGAACTCAAGACGGGGTCAGATTATTTCTATGGTTAACCGAGCTGTTAACGAGCGCGGCAGGAGATTAACAGTATGAGCGGTACACTTCCAACGACTCCTGGCTTCACAAATGTTACTACCAAGCTCAAAAGATATAACTTATCTAGCGACAGTTTAAATGGTAGAATACAGGTTCGCAGTCTTGCTGCGTCAAGGAGGGAATTTACGTTATCTTTCCCTCCTATGACAAAGGCCGAGTTTGAGCCTATATACGAATTTGTTGAGTCACAAAACGGAATGCTTGAGACATTTTCTGTCGCTATTCCTGACCCATCACTTCCAGGATCAAATGAAACCGTCACGGTAAGACTTGCCAATGATGTGCAAGAATTTAGCATTGGTATTGAATCCTTGTACGAATTTGAGATTGATGTTATCGAGGTAATATAATGTCCAGAGGGATTAACTCGGCCACCAAGTCGGCTTTATCTAGCGATGGGTTTAGACTGGCTACGTTAGTCCAGATGAACCTAGCTACCGTCACCAGAATGACCGATTACGGCTCATCTATAACTCCCGCGGGTATGGGTACATTTACCCCAAGCGGTCACTTACTTGATATATCAGACGTTTCTGAAACCTCAGAGCTTCGCATAAACTCCACATCAATTCGACTATCAGGTGTTCAGCAAGATTTTGTTGATGTATTCCTGACTGGCGATTACATGAATGCTCAAATACTAATATATAGAGCTGTTATTAGCTCCTTAGGCACGGTTATAGGCGATCCATTCTTATACTTTGACGGTAGGATTGTTGGCTTCTCTATTGCTGACACAGAGAATTCTAGCGAAATTGAGGTTGAGATCTCCAGCCACTGGAAAGACTTCGATAAAGTTAACAACCGCAAGACTAATAGTAACTCACAGCAAATGTACTTCCCTGATGATTTAGGGTTTGAGTTTGCATCTAAAATAGTTAAAGACTTGAAATGGGGTCGTAAATAATGGGTTGGTTTCTTCCTGCGTTAATCGCTACTGTAGTATCTGCTGGGGTTTCCTATGTTGCGGCAAGAAAAGCCCAGAGACAGGCTGAAAAGCTCGCTAGTGAGATGTCCGGTGTTATGGATAACATTGAGTCCAACATACAGCCTATCCCTGTGGTTTACGGAGAAAGGAGAGTTGGTGGCGTTCGAGTGTATGTTAAGACTACATCAGCAGATCAAGGGTTAAAGAACGAATACCTTTATATGGCGCTGGTAGTGTCTGAAGGTGAAGTCAATTCAATATCAAACATATTAATCGACAACATCCCTATTTCTGACGCTCGATTTACTGGTGAGCCTGGAATAGAAGATAACCTCATATCTTATGAGCTTAAAAATGGTGCAGACGATCAAACAAAAAGCACATTACTTGCTCAAAGCAGCCCTTCTGGTTGGACTGATGACCACAAGTTAAGCGGTGTTGCCTACATTGCGCTTAAGCTAAAGTGGGACCCAAATGTATTCTCTAGCATTCCTGAAGTAACTGCTGTTGTTAAAGGTAAGAAAGTATATGACCCACGCGACGTTGCTCAAAGCGCCACTGATTCATCAACTTGGACTTGGAGCGATAACCCTGCACTTTGCATAAGAGACTATTTAACCAGCGAGCGTTACGGTAAAGGTCTCCCTGACACAGCTTTAGACGGTCCTGCTTTTATTCAAGCTGCAAATGACTGTGATAACTTCGTCATTACACCGTACTCAGGAGCGACTACAACTAGACGACTGTTTAAGTGTAACGCTGTTATCGACACAAATGTTGAGCTGTTTAAGAATGTCCAGACGCTACTGCTTGGCTGTAGAGCATTCATGCCTTATACCAAAGGCAAGTACTCTTTAAAGATTGATCAGGCTATAGCTCAATCGTTTACGTTTACCACTGACAATATTGTTAACGGGATTACGATTGCTGGCGAGATTAAGTCAGAGAAGTTTAATCAGGTTATTGTTAAATTCCCTAACCCGAATACAGATTGGCAGCCAGATCAGGCTGCATGGCCTAGCCAGTCATCGACCACATTAACTAGCTTTCCTAATGGAAGCGGCGGTTACTACACTGAAGCAGAGCTTTATCAGGAGTTTCTTGATGAGGATAGCGGGTCATATCTAACTGAAGAGCTAGAGCTTGAAACAGTCACTGATTATTACGCTGCTGTTGATCTTGCTCGCATCATTACTCTGCGGTCACGCAGCGGTAAAAAGGTTTCGCTAACCGCAAATTCTGACGCATTGGATTTGGCAATTGGTGATGTTGTTCAGTTAAACTATCCCACGGCTCCAGCATCTTGGGTTAATAAGCTGTTCCAAGTTGAAGAGATGGTGATGAACTATGACGCGACTGTTGAAGTCACGCTCATGGAATACAGCGACATCTATGATTACCAGACTCTGGCTGAAGAAAACGATTACCCAGAAGCTGGCGAACCAGATCCTTTAGAACCATTGATTTCTCCAGACATTACTGTAACCCCTGGATATCAGGTTGGCTCAGACGGAACTATCGATGGCTACATTGATGTATCTTGGAATGCGATAAACGACGCATATGTTGCTGGCTATCAGTTGGATGTAACGCCAACGGGTGGTGGTAGCACTCTGTCTTATAACACGCCAGGAAGCTCATTTAGGATTGATTTACCGGGTAGTACTGCCCCTAGAGATGTTTCTGTACGCACTGTTTCTTACATTGGTGGACGAAGTGCTGTAACTGCTAATTCTGTTGCTACAAACGTATCTCCTGGTGTAAAAGACGTTCCTCCTGGTGTTATTGCTTCTGGCACTGCTACTCTATCGCCAACGCTTAAAGGGATTGTCATTACATGGGTAAATCCGACTGACAGCGACTTTAGCCACGTTCAGATAAAGAAAAGCGCCACAGCAACTGAGCCAGCAAACTCAACCGCGATTGATGTTAATGGTGAGACATATACAGACACAGGATATGCGGTTGTAACAACCAGGCACTATTGGATTCGTTCTGTTGACACTACAGGCAATTCAAGCGCGTGGACTTACCTCGGCAGCGCAACTACAACAAAAGCGCAAAATGCTGACCTTGATACCGACTCTGTAGATACTGATCAGATTGCCGACAATGCAGTTGATACGCCGCAAATTAATGATGATGCAGTAAGCATTGATAAGATTGCCAACAGCCTTCAGTCAACTAATTATGTTGAAAACACTAGCGGTTGGAAGCTAACTAAAGCTGGACTATTTGAGGCTGGCGATGGTGTCTTTAGAGGAACGCTTAACGCTACTACGCTTGATGTAATAGACGCTAACATCTACGGCACTTTAACGGCAACATCTGTTGCTGACGGATCAATTAATGTTAATAGCTTAAGCCAATCTGTTTTTGCTGAGTTTGATAATCGATATGGTGTTGGAGATGGGTTTTATGTATTTGACAACAGTCAATTATTTGACGGAAATAGCATTAAGTATGTCAGCACAACTCAAGTAAATCATACTAGTGCTTATGACATTACTTTTGAGTGTGTGTTAATTGAAGCGTGGTACTTTGGAGAGCCGAGACTTGGTGATAAGTTAAAAGCAACCGTTTCTTTTGAATACAGCACAGACAACTTAAACTGGTCTATTGTGCCGACTACTAGCGGGACAGTAGTAACAGCAACCGCAGAACTTCTTCAGTACGCGTCGCTTTATAAGATTGAAGAGAATGTAAAAGTTTTTGTTAGTGGATCAGAGCTGTCATCCGGTAATTATTATTTTAGGGTTAAAATTGAAGCACTTGAAGCTATCAACGCATTCCAGCTTAATACTGACGGCGGCGTTCCTATTGCTTTTGAAGTGGCCCAGCAATCTGGTATATCCGCAGCGGGCGGCAATGCTGAGACCCTAGACAATTTAGATTCACTTCAGTTCTTACGCTCTGATGTGAATGATACATTCGACGCTGATCTTATCATTACTGGCAACCTAACAGTAAACGGCACGACGACAACGATTGA